CCCAAATTTTCGGCCTTCGGGAACTTTTTAGGAGCGCTAATAGAGTGCGACGCGGATCCAAGAGACAGACCCGAGCATTCGGTTCTGCCGCATCGATCTTGAAATAATTCTAATACTCACACAATCACTTGGCAGTTCATGTGCTAGGAATAAGTATGTTGTGCTCATACCAGATGGGAGAGATGACTTCTAGACGATTGTCATGCTCGTTTGCTGTTTCGCTTGGTTTAAGGGTCTATACAGGATCCGCCAACTGAATTGAGGGGGGAGAGGTGCTTAGGAATGCGCGGCTTGAAAAACAGTCTGAGTCCTATGCATACTTGTGACCCCATCAGCATCCCTAGGGTCCCTGAGGCGGCTCCTTTCCTAGTAGCGGCCTGTAGGATTGTGTGATAGTTAATGAATGGTTTCGGTTGATGCTGCTTAACACGAGTGGTATGTCTCATGGATTTAGGTCCAAGCGGGGGAAGAAACTCCCGGTCAGCTTAAACGCCTTGCTTCTGCGTACTGCAGTCGTTACTGAATTTTGAAAAACCATTGGACTTTGTCCGCCATACACCCCAAAATGAATCTACAAACTTATGATCAAACGGGGTTTCCAGGAGGTATACCTGGCAACAATCGACCTGTCGCTATGCGACCTACCGGCCAAGTTTTGGCCTGGGGTATTCAAAACCCCGGCGCTTCTAGCAGCCCGTTTCGCTGCAGGAAGTGCGACCGCCGTGCTCTCAAGGTGGTCTCTTTGAGGCATCCAGATAGACGTGTGCTTGCTCCGTGCGTTTGTTCTTGGATGACTCGTATTAATTATTCCCGATTGCTCGAAGCAGGGGATGTAGAAGCCAACCCCGGACCCAAGGGGAAAGGAAAGGAAAAGACCGTCAAGTGTAAGCACTGCGGTCTTGTTTTGGCTTGCTTCGACGATCTGGTTCCCCACCTTAAGGCTGTCCACCCAAAGCCTAAAGGTGGTAATTCCTCCACCGCCGGCAAGGGCGGCACGGAGAAGGGCAGTTCCGGGGGAGGATCTGCCAAACTAGCTGAAGCTTCTGGCGCTCTCGTCCACCAGCTTCAAGCAGCCGACGACGTTGTCAAAGACGTTAAGAGGGAAGCCCAGGACTTAAAGGCTGACCTCCAGAGTCGCGCTGCCGAGCTAAAACGGGAGATAGAGGAAAACAAACTCGAGCGCGAGCTACGCGGGATGAAGCAACTTCAGGAACCACCGAAGTTGGACATCTCTCGAAAGCCGGTTCATGTTTCCGCGTCACGGATGACTGATGAGTCACCGCAGTGTCACAGGAAACAGCTAGAGTCAGTTTTCGTCATTGGCGACCTATCCCTCAAGGCCGCTAGACAACTGCTACACCGCGAAGGGCTTTCCGCGGCCGTGGTTGTTTGTTGGCTGATTCTGGCGCTGGCTATCGGCGCAGGAGTTGGTTTAGCCGTCCATTATGCTTCAGAGCATGAACCCAGCCCAAAGCGGTTCGTTGCTGATCCCCTGTTGTGTATTGTTGTGGCTATTTCCACCAGCCTTATTTTCATTATCCCACCACTCATTGTCCACATGTGCTGTAATTGCGGAGGTTTTCGTGATAACTCCAAGATCAAGCACGTGCGGCTCATTGGCGTCCTTAAATGCACTGGAGACATGGATCTACCGGATTCGAGACCTGAAATGGATCGTGCAGAAGACTTGACCAAGACTAGGCTGGCTTGCTACCGGCTCTTGGTCGAGATCAGGACGGCTAGGGGATATTACTATTTCAAGGATTGGCCAGAAGATAATCTGCCTGATCAATGGTATAAGCCGCACGGCAGGACTCTCAAGCATGTGTGGCTCAATGTCGGTCTGTTATCCACGGCCCTTAACAGAAAGACATTGCTGGCAGCGCGTTCCAAGCCCGCCGTTGCTATAGATACCATGATCCGCATGATCTCCGCCAATCCGCACTACCAAGAAGACCTCTCAAACTTGATCGAGACGGGTGGTAGTATTTATAGGGACATGTCATTGATTTGTGGCGCGATCGTTTCCCGCGATCCTTACACAATCAATGAATCTTTTTAAAAGGGCTTGAGTCCGGACGTGCGTACCTGTACGGTTATAGAATGAATGAGTTGAGGCCAGTACCAATGCCTAAACGACTCAAAAAAGACCTAGTGATAGGGCGAACCAGAACAAAGATGATCGACCAAAGAAATCATCGACCAGTTCTCGCTACTAACCTGCCATTCTGCTTTACAGGTGCGACCCCTCCACGTCCCGACCCAAGCCATGTACCCTCCGTCGTCGGCGGCATTGGGAAGCGTTTCGGTTACGGAACGCCTAAACTCAATCGCGCGCTCAAACGACGATTCGGCCGATTTGTTTCCTCGTGGCTAAAACATAACTTCAATCCTTTAACTACTGCAGACATTCCAAGCTTTGAGGAATGGCTCCAGAATACTCCTTATAGCGCCTCTCGTAAAGAGGAGCTGAGGAAGGTGTGGGAGAAGTTTTTGGCTGACGGGGCCAATACCAGTACCTTCGGTAATGTCAAGAGTTTTATCAAAGATGAGACTTACCCAGAGTACAAATATCCTCGCATTATCAACAGCAGAATAGATGCTGCGAAATGCTATTTTGGGCCGGCTGTCCAAGCAGTCTCCGATGTACTTTTTAAACGATCCGAGTTCATTAAAACCGTTCCCGTTCCTGAGCGACCAGCTGTCATCAGGGACACACTCCTCGACTCAGGATTGTGCGAAGATTATGTCTTCACAGACTACACAGCCTTCGAAGCTCACTTCATTCCTGAAGTTATGGAGCTGACCCAATTTTTGTTATTTAAGCACGCCCTCTCCGCGTCACCTGAGCACAAAAACTGGTTGCGCGTATACATGAATACAATGGGCGGTTGTAACAATCTGCAATTCAAGCATCTTTCTGCAAAGATTATGGGAACCCGAATGTCGGGCGAGATGGATACCTCGCTCTCGAATGGGTTCGCCAACCTGATGTTGTTCCTTTTCTGCGCCAAGATTAAGGGCGCGACTTCGGTTAAGGGATTTGTCGAAGGAGATGACGGCCTTTTCAGGGTCTCTCCTGCTTCGGCAGCCCCCACAGCTGAAGATTTTGCGGAATTGGGATTTACGATCAAGATAGAGCATACTAGACATTTGTCCGAAGCGTCATTTTGCGGACAGGTCTATGACATGACCGATTTGATCGTAGTCACAGATCCCAAGGAGGTTCTTGCCCGTCTTGGCTGGACCAATAAAAGGTATGTCAGGGCCAACAATTCCACTCGCATGCAACTACTTCGAGCGAGGGCTTACTCATTGGTTTACCAATACAATGGATGCCCGCTCCTGGCCGTACTTGGTCGGAGATTGCTCGAGCTCACTGAAGGCGTTACTATTGGAGACAAGGTGTACCAAAACCTTGACCAGTGGGAGCGCGCGAAACTAGTAGCTGCTACGAGTGTGAAATTGCCAGCCCCGATTGAACCAGGGAACAACACCAGACAGCTTGTACATAGGCTGTATGGCTTGGATATTCCGGAGCAGCTCGACTTGGAGCGCCGGTTTTCCACCATTGATCTTGGCATGCACCCGATGCCTGTTGACTGTCCTGAGCCGTGGATTGATTATTATGACCGATATTCCGTAGGTTATTATAATGATGATCCCTGCTGGCTCCTAAAAGATGAAACATGGTTTCTGAATGTTTTGTCGCAATTTCCAAACTGTCGTCGGTTTGTTGAATCACTTTGAGGGGAGTGAGGATACTGCCGATGGCGGGCCCACATATGTGCG